TTATCAACCGTTTCAACATAATCTGAAAATACCTTTAGTTTTAATTTATTGTGTGGCTTATAATAATATCCTGATTTATTATTATCATAATTTGAAACTCTAAAAACACTTTCAGAATGTTTTATCTTATGATATAATTCAGATATTATAATTTCCTCTTGATTGTAAGCATTGTATTCACAAAAATCACCATCAATTATGTCAGACAATAATTTAAAATATTTAAAATTGTTTTGTTTTTCATCAAAATAATTCTCAACAGTAATATCCACATTTGAATTTGATGTAGAATTATCCCACCAACTATTTGTTGGTTCTGTTATGTTAAATAACCAACCTTTCTTTATCACATCAAAAAAACCAGAATATCCTTTATATATTGCAGTTAAATATAATTCAGTTAGGGGTCTATTTTGATTATCAATAAGGTCATCAATACTTACATCATCAGTTAATGTGAAATTATATGATATATTGGAAGTTTTTTTAACATATGAAAATTTATCTCCAATAAAACTCAAAACTTTTGGCTCATCATATGCATTTGTTTCAAATCCTGATTTTGTTATAGTAATTTTATCTGAATTACTAATAACCTTATGCTTTCTAACATAATAACTAGAAATAGTTTCACCACTATTTTCAATAAATAAAACCCTTTTTAATGCACCAAGTTTATTGTCTGAAATATTATTATCAATATTTAATATATTTAAAACAAAATTCTCTGATCCAACAGTACCATCACCAAATGAAAATATTTCATAAGCCCTACTAACTGAATCTATCTTAACAATTATAGATTCACCTTCATTTACATTATGAGGCAATGCACAATTAATTCTAACAATATCAAAACCACCTTGTACAACCAAGTCAGTTACAAATGGTATCCCATCTTCTGCAACCCAATCATAGAATCTATCTCCTATTTTAACATTTAAATTTTGTTTACTATCCCCGGTATAAGGGTAAGTAATATAATAATCCCAGTTATATTTAAAAGCATTGATTGTTTCATAACCAAAAGAATTTGCTACATTTGGTCTAAAGAAATCAAATTCATATGATGGCAAAAATCCTTTATCCACATTTGATATTGATGTTGAAGTTTTGTTGTTTATGTTATATATCAACTGTGATTTATATTTACTATTAGTTGTTCCAGAATAAAAATTATCATATAAATAATTAATTTTAAACGTTGGTCTTACTTTAAATGAATTTGTTTTTTCTTGGCTATATAATTTCTTTAAATCAACAACAACATCTCTGTCAAACTCAATAAGTTCTTTCCTTGTGCTATCAAAATTTATGGATACCTGTGAATTAGTGTCATCACCAATTTTATTCTTAAATACATTAGGTACAATATGAAACTTATTCATTTAAATATTTTGTTTTAAATATATCCAAAGCCGAAGCCCCTTTTTTTATACCAAAATAAAAATAAAATGGTGCGCCAACTGCAAATATGTTTTTTCTATTATTATATTTAGTTGCTTGATTTTTACTATTATATAAATAAGCCCTGTCATTGTTATAACTCAAAAGATTTTCATCATTATAGAAATATTTTTCAGTATTCTTTGGGTTAAAAGAATTTTTTAGTGTTGCCAAATCTGGCTTAATTCTATCTAAATTTTGATATTCATCAGATATAATATTTGTTGTGTACCATGTGTTGGTTTCATCTCCAAAAAAAGCAGTGGATCCAGATATTGCCCATTGATAAAATGGAACTTTTTGTGATTTAATGCCAAAATATTGTGGCTTCAACTCATTATTTAATGTCCTAAAATTAACTCTACCAGGTGTCAAATAATCTTTTAATTGCAAATCATCTTGTGATGATGAATAAAAAACACCAATAACAGGATTACCCTTTTTATCATATTGAATAGATATTTCTGAATCAGCACTATTTGTCATACTGTAAAATTCAGTAGAAAATTTATCAACCCCAAATTCAGAATTTATTGATAATAATTGACTATAATCTCCATCTGTTTTTTTATACCCTCTTGAAAATAAATCATTAATATTTTTTAAATTTTTAATAAAATTACCATTAGTAATTCTGCTAATGGCAAATAAATTAAGAATATCTGAATTATCTCCATAACTTGTTGGTTCTAACTTATCTAATACAAAAGAATAATATTCAAAATTATCACTATTAAAACCATATAATGAATTTTTATAACCCAAATCCATTATTGTTGTTGGGAATAGTAAATTTTTTTTATTCTCCTCAAATTTGTTTGCTTTCCTACCAACAAAAATATTTTCACTCATATTGTAGGGGGAACTACGATAGTAAAAATTATTTGTAATTTTATCAAAGTATATTAAATCATTACAATAAGATTCATCATCAATAATTGCTTGATTATTATTATCATACTTAATTTTTGTCTGGATTGGGAAGGCAAATAATGATCCATTCACCCAATTATTTACAAAGACCTCTGAAACCACTCCCCTACATAACGCATAGAAAAATCTAAATCTATTAATCCATTCTGTATATGTTTTTAAATCTTTTGGAATGTCAAGTAAAGTTCTTTTTGCAAAAGTATAACATCCATTATCAACAGAATCTTTATCTGAACAAGTTTCATCCACTTTAAAATCAACTCCTTTGCCTTTGTAACAACCTAGACTAACCATATTGTTGCAACTATTTAAAGTTGTTAACAAATTTTCTGACATAGTATATCCTGAAAAATCTTGTGGTGAGTATCCTGTATCTGATGATGGTATTGGATTGTCTGCAAATTGTTCTGCCCCAACAATTTCATAAGTTGCAAATCCTAAATTTTGTTGTAATGCTGCTGCCATACCACCATTTATTTTAAAATTATTCACAGTACTAGAAGACCATGATGCCCCATCCAAATAATCAGAAGTAGGTAGCCTATCTGTCCTAAATAATGTTTTATTATTTACACTTAATTCATTTAAATTAGTACCTGACCCATTATCAAATGAAGGTTTTGAATAATAAGTATTATTATAATCTGTATCTTTTTTTATTAATTTTTTTATGAAAAATTTGCTCAACATTGAATTTTCCAAATAAGATGATGAATGATTTGTCAAGTTATCTGTTTTATTATACCCATTTTTAACCTCATATTTATTTGAAATTAAAGTAAGTCTAAATGATCCATTTTCTAAAAGATTATCATCACTAACTCTAAGACCTATCAAATTACTAGTAAATTTATTACTCTCTTTAAACCCTTTTTTTAGATACTCACCCTTGTATGCTGTATTTGTGTAATAACCTATAGCATTTGTCTTAAAACTTAAAGGATTTATTGGCTGCAAAAAGTAAGAATCAAATAATATTTCTGCTGGATTATCCACTCCTTGCATTGAACTTGTGCTTGTTGGTGACAGTGCTTGTATTGGCACATTTAATCTTGTTTTTGTTTGTATTCTAATACTTTTGGTATCATCAAAACCAAAAACCTTCCCCAACTCAAAATCATTATCATATAATGGAGAATATGGATCAACACCTCTTTGTAGAATTAAAACATATTGATTTTCAATATTATTAAAATAAGAAATTGTTGACTTTAATTCTGGTATAATATTATTTTCCCATTTATTTATTTCATTATCATTACCTTTCCTATCATAGAACAATAATGGTTTCTCCTCACCCAAGCAAATATTCAAAAAAGAATCTTTTTTATTGTTTGCTATTTTTTTAAAATCCCCAATAGTTAATCCGGTTAAAACTTGATAATATTCAATATCAGAAGGATATAGATATTTATCAATATCAATACCATATGGCAAAACATATGTTGTTTCTAATGAACTTTTTGCATTTGATGGGTTTGCATATTTAACAACCACTTCAGCATTTTTTGTTTCTGCTGATATTTTTGTTGTTGCAGTATAACCAGATATAAAATTTATATCTTTTGATTTATCAAAATTCAAAAATGATAATAAAGTGCCTGATTCTCTATTTTCACTTGCAATAATAACTATAACATTATCATTATGTGTTTTTTGGTTATTTTTTGAAGCAAATGTTACCCCTATTTTTGTATTACCTTGGAAGTAATTTTCTCTACTATTAAATTTATTCACTTTTTCTGCTGGAGATAGTCCAACAGATATTGCAGCAATTTCTTTGTTTGAAGTTGCCAATGTTTGAACTTCTGAAAATAATCCCCTAAAATAATATGGATTTTTTGAATTATATACTTGACCTATCATAGCTTGTGTTGTTATGTTTGAAACAACATCTAAATTAGTAAACATATCTTCTTTAAGCCCAGAATCAATTTTTGTATTGCTTTGTATTTTACTAGAAAATAATTCTGTAACTTTTTCAAGATATTCAGCAGGGTTAGCTAACTGAGTTATTAACCCTCCTGTTGGAATTTCACTACTAGATAACTCCATATCACCCCCACTACAATCACAAAGTTCACAATCAGGATAAGTTATCATAGGTAAATCTAATGCTTGAAATCTAAAATTCTTAACATCCTTAAAAATCTTAAACCACTCTATTGTTGCTTTTGCTGCTAAAGCACCCAATGCTGAAAACCCTAATATTAAACCAACCGAAGGGAATGATGTTGCTGCCTGAAGAAATAAAAATGCTGTGACAATAGGTAATGCAAGTGAAACAGCATAAACTAAAGGAACTGCAAATAAATTCCATAAAAATTTGACAAAATGATAAACTATTATTAATACCCTACCAGTAGTAGAAAATAAAATAAACAATATTGAAAATAGAAAATAAAAAAAATCAAAATTCCTAACCCCATCATTAACTGGATATTTATTTGTTGTTGCATCACATGATGTGTCTGCAATTTCCTTAATACCAATAAAACTACCCTTATTTGAACCCCCTCTATATTGGTCAATCAAACTTGATACTGTATATACTTTATTTGATTTAAATTCATAGAATGTATCTTCACACTTTATTGCAGCATCACTATTTGTATAACCAGACCAATCCAATCCAAAATAATATGAGCCAGCAAGTTGATTTTTATTATCATTATTAGAATTCATTGGATCAATAGTGCCCAATTTATTCCAACCATATTCTCTTATATTTGGGACAAGGAAATATGCCCGTTTTGTTTGTTCACTTATTTTCCCTGATTGTTCCCACTTTACTTTAAATCTATATTTTGATTTTGTTGGTATTCCTATGGTTGGGTCATTTGTTATTATCTTATCCCCATTTTCATCTGTTATAACATACTCCAAATTCATAGGTAATTCAACAACCCATGCACCATTTGCATCTATAACCTTACCAACCCTAAATGTTTCCAGCACTGGTAAACCTTTATCATCTTTATTAAATGATTGTCTTATTGCTAATATCTCACCTGGGCCACTTTCTAATCCACATAAATTACCAAAATCATCTTTTGGTTTACAGTTTGAACGTATTCTTTTACTTGAAGCTGTGCTAAATATTGACCCCATAAATATTGCTGTGGGCTGTATATCAATATTAACATCATCCCTTAAATCAAAATCAACCCTATTTATGGATGAATCACAAGTTTCAATATTCCCCCACAATGGTGAAATATTCAAACCTTTTGATATGGACACAATTTGGGGTAAGGAACTCAAATCTGTTGATTGCTGATACTGATTATTATCAAACTGCCCCTCTGTTGCCATTCCCATCCTAATCAAATCTTGGGGGGTCAAAGAAAACTCGCCCATATCTGACAAATCAAGATCCATTAATATTGTATAACTCCCAACCGGAATACCAAATATCATATAATCCCCACTTGAATTTGTCTTTACGGTATATTTGTAATACTTCTCATACACCTCAATGGCTTGGCCATCAAACATAACATCATTTAGTGTGGGGAATGTTCCTGTTGCAACATGCCCAGGATATGATGGTTCATATGGCAATAAGTTATACCTATAACCATCTTCATTTTTATCATTTATTGACTTATATGGATATATAGATGTAATTAACTCATTGTTCTCATCCTCCTCACTTAATGGAATAAAAATTGAAACTCTAGCATTTGGAATACCAAAACCATTATTTGCAGTAACTCTACCCGCAACAACCCCATAGTTTGCACAATCCAATGTATAAACATCAGATTGCCTTATTTTGAAAGATAAAATCTCAAGGAATTCAATATTTTGGTCTAACTGAAAATTAACAACCTTATCTTGCCCAATTTCAGTCCTAATTCTATAACTATTTTGCATTTTATTCTTTATTATCCATAAATATTTTATTATATGTTATTTATGAAAGAATAAAGAATATCCCCAAAAAATAAATAATTTAAATAATGGTTAATCCATTATTTGTCTTTACCTTAACTGTAATATCTCTTTCTGGATACCTTATATGATATATTTCATTTGAATCAGCATAGATTGTTTCATCAGTTGAAAGTATAATCCTATTTGATGCTGGTGGATAATAACCCACAACTGGTTCTGCGCCAGAATAATTGCCACCAACCAAATTTTTGAACAAAATATTTGATACAGTAATCACCCCATTCAAATTCTGAATGCTACTCTTTATTTCAGATATATTTATATCTTTGCCCAACTGAATATTCTGTGGTATGAAATAATTATTTATTGTTGAAATTATATTATTAACAATATCTTTTGATGCAAAACCTGCTGATATGGTAACAGCAGCCTCAACACCAACATCTATAACTTTTGCTGATGAAACAACAATATAATCATTTATCATTCTATAATTTGATAAATAATTTGCAATATTGTCTGTTAAAAATCTTGAATTATCACTAATCAATTTTCCATTTGCATCATAGGATAAAACAAGCACTTGTATTTTATTATCCACCTCTTGAACTGACACCTTTGCTGGAGCCCCAAATTGTGGTGGCATATTACGTATGATTGATTCATAATCATTTATGGTAACTGCTCTTTTCTGTGCAGCAAAATTAAAGGATACAAAATTCCTAACCTCTTCTGTGGTTGGCAATCCTGCTCCCCCAATAGCCGGGAATAAATTATTAACCCTTAATGAATTAATAACAGCCGATTCTTGTGCTGGATTCCCTGCATTCAATCTAAATGAATTAACTCCAATCTGGTTAATTGTATTTGGCCCAAGATTTGTGTTTAATCCACCACCAACTCTATATTGAACAAACAATGTGCTATTTGCTTTTAATGTCCTGCCCAATGAGAAATTATTCAAATAATTCTGTAATGTGGGTAATTGACCAGTTGTTGTGAATTGGTTTAATTGCTCTAATGCTGTATTAACCCCATTTCCAAATGTCAATTTCTTAAATCCTTCTGATGTGAATTCACTTACAAAACGACTATCTGTTTGAATATACTTTCCAACCTTTATACCAGCATTGCCTGTGTCCTTTGTTTGGTCAATAATGAAAACCCTATCCTCTGCCAATGAATCAACCTCATACCATTTATTTGCATCCCCAATAAAGTCTGATGATGGGGGAATTGTATTTATCTGACCATCTTTTAATAAAACACTTGTAATACCCAAAACATTTTTATCTGGTAAAAATAATTCAAAAAATGGTCTAACATCAGATGCTGTTATAACTCTCTTAAATACCTTTGTAACCCCATTGATAACTGGCTCACGTTTTGTTAAAGTATAATTAATAACTATATTATTTAACTTATTTGGTATAACTGTCCTATTTGGAAGACCCTGTCCATCATAATCTGATGAAAAATCAATATCATTTATGCTTTCAAAAATAACACCATTACCCAAAACTTGTGCACCTCTCTCAAGGATACCAGCATATCTTGCATCTGGCTTATCACCAAATGGGGGGACAACTATTGAAAAATCACATAAGGTCAATGAAGGTCTTTGTCCTGGTATTTTTAGTCCATATGTTCTTGCTATATTATATATGGATGATTTTTGTTGTGCATATTGCAAAACTGTTTCTTGCAAACTCCTATCAATATGATAATGCAAATTGTCAGCAACTGCTGCATTCAAATCAAGGAATACTGAAAATATGGAAGCATCATTAAAATCATTAATCAAGTCAGGGTAATATGTCCTAACATAATTTAATAATTCAGTTCTTATGCTCTGAAAATCCCTAACACCATATGATATTTTTCTATCTGACATATTATATATTTATTACGACAAATTCACTACCTGAAAAACTATTGTTATTTGTAGTGTATTCTATTTTTATTTTTGCTGTATTTTGATATGTGCCATTACCAGGCGAACGATAAACCTTATCCCTTGATGATAACCCCACATCATCCACACTCAATCTGTTTCCTTGAACCTCCTCATTCTGATCCAAAGGCTCAATAATTATCTTGTTGATAACCAAATTTGGTATATACTTTGCAACAGAATCCCTAATATCATTTTCAATCACATCAAATGAAACAACATCCAATGGTTCAAATAGAAATTCATATAATCTTGTCCCAAAATCTGGTAAATAATATCTGCTACCTTTTCTTGTTAATAACAAATGCAATAAAGATGCTCTAATCTCATCTGAAGCAGTTTCTGTCATCTTTAAGGCATCACCCCTAAGTGATGTATCAAAGGGGAAATCAACACCATATGTAAAACCTTCAGCCATTATAACTCATTTAAATATAAATATATCTTTTTCACAAATTTGTAAACTATTTTAATTTATTGT